CCAGCCGCTATAGGTGCAAGACGACCTATCTGCTGTGCATATTGATCTACAACAATTTTACCATCATTCTGTGTTTGTATAAATCCATCAACTAATTTTGCCGCTTGATCTGAACTCAAACCATAAGCATTGAGAACAGAGGTAGTTGCATCAGCAACAGTAGCTAATTCAGAAAATCCACCAGTTGCACCTAACTGTGATGCCTTCAATACGTCTGAAAGTTCTGCCACCTCACCAAAGCCAGCAGATGCCACATCATAAGATGCTGATAGGAGATCTAAAGAGGATACCTGACCACTAAGTTGATTAGATAGACTTGCAAGTTTTGGATTTAAAGTATCTACATCAACTCCAAGAGTTTTAACCTTTGCACTAGCAAAATCAGCAGCCGCTAAATTCTGAAATGTTTTAGTTAATGCAGCAACTAAAGTTAGACCAGCAGTTAAAGGCCCTAATGCTGTTGCTAACGCAGCCCCAGCAGTTCTAAAACCTACAGCCGCCCCTTTTGCACCAGCACCAGCACCAAAAAAACCCTTTTGAAGTATTGGTAAAGCTTTATTTGCGTCTTTTAGTTTGCTATTTGTTCCGTTTACAGTTTGATTAAATTTTTGTGCTTGAGTATTTACATTCTTTAATGCTGTTATGGCTTTT